TTACCAAAATGGTAAATGTCAATCCAATAGCTCAAACTTCTGCAACCGACGATACCTCTCCTCAAGGCAATCTCTCTGCTTATGGTGTTACTGCCGCTAAGTTCCATGGTTTTACTAAGTCTTTTGTCGAACATGGTTATGTTTTTGGCTTTGTATGCGCTCGTGCTGATCTTACTTACCAGCAAGGTATTAACAAGATGTGGCTTCGCTCTACTGTTTATGATTTTTATTGGCCCACATTCGCTCATCTTGGTGAACAGGCCATTGAGCTTCGTGAGATCTACGCTCAAGGCTCTGAAGCTGATACTACTGTTTTTGGCTATCAGGAACGCTATGCCGAATATCGCTATAAACCTTCGCAGATTACAGGTAAGTTCCGTAGCTCTGTAACTGGTGGTACTTTAGATAAGTGGCACCTGTCTCAGTTCTTTAAAACTGCTCCCACTCTAAACGAGGAATTTATTATGGAAAATCCACCTATTGAGCGCATTATTGCTGTTCCCAGTGAGCCTGAGTTTTTGCTTGATATAGGCTTCCGTTACACTACCGTGCGTCCTATGCCTATGTTTGGTACTCCCGGCCTTGTTGATCACTTCTAGAAGGAGTTGGTTTTATGTCATGGCTTTCTAATACTTTAGGCAGTGTTGCTGGCTCTGTTTTAGGATCTGCAGTTCAGAATCATTACAACTCTGCTAATGCCGCACAGGCTAACGCGTGGAACGTTGAAAACTATAAACATCGTTATCAATGGGCCGTAGAAGATATGCGAAATGCTGGTCTTAATCCTATTCTTGCCGCAACTAATGGTATAGGCGGTTCTATATCTGGAGCTTCAGCCGCTTCTGTAGGTATGAGTGATATAGGTTCTACCATGAATTCTGCCAAAGCCGCTAGTGCCGCTGAAAGGCAGGCTAAGAATGCTGAGAATCTTGCAGTATCTCAAATTGAAAAAAACGTCGCAGAAGCCGATTCTGTGCGTCAGAGCACCCATGGAACAGTACTCCAAAATGGTATTCTTGCAAATGATTTGAATCTTCGTGAGCAGACTTATGAAAAGCGTCTTGGTTACGAACTTGAAAAGATGAATTTGGAGCTTGAAAACCTTCGTCTTCAAGGCTCTTACCTTAGCTCTGGTGTTTTGAACAATATTGCTTCTGCTAACCGTGCTAATTCTGCCGCCGCTTTTGATAATATTCAAACTGAAATGGCAGGTATGGAACGTGATTTCTATAAGAATATCGAAAGTCTTACAGGTGCTCCTAGATCTGTCGCTACTGGCGTTGGTTCTACTGTCAAAAATGTTATAGGCTTCCTCGGAGGTCGTTACTTTGGAAGGAGATAATTTTATGTCTAATAAAACTACTATGATTCTTACTTTTATCGTTTCTGTTGTTGTCCCTTTTATTCAGGAAGTTGTAGATCTGATCGAAGCTCTGAAAGGCAAAGCTTCTTCTAATACCGTGACTGCTAAAAAGGTTGCTTCGGACTTTCAAGCCGATGTTGCTCAACTTGTTGAGCCAGTTGCTAATAAGAATGATTCTAAAAAAACTAGCCGTTTTTTCGGTTCTTGGAGGGATGCTAAATGAGACGACGTCGCTTATCTAAACGAGGTTCTCGTCGTCTTTTTCGGCGGACCTCCAGATCTCGTCGTAGAAATTTTAAAAGAGTAGGACGAGGTGGATTTAGGATTTGACATTCTGACTTAATCCTGATACAATCGGTACAGGTGATTAATATGGTTTGTTATAATCCTATTCTTATGTACCCAGTTGAGGGAGCGATTACGAAAAATGGAAAACAACATTATAGTTTTTACGGTAGCCTTGCCTCTCACCCTGAACTTGCTAGTGATAGCCGTTTCATTCGTTGTTCTTGTAAACAATGTATCGGCTGTCGTCTCGAAAATAGTAGACAGTGGGCTGTCCGTGCTGTTCACGAAGCCCGTTCTTCGTCTTCTGCTTATTTCGTTACTTGCACTTTTGACGATTATCATTTGCCACGTGATAAAAGCTTAAGCAAGAAATTTCATCAGACTTTCATGAAAAATCTTCGCCGTGAGTATGGCAGTGGTATTCGCTTCCTCGGTTGTGGTGAATATGGTGAACTTCATGGTCGCCCCCATTATCATTACATTTTGTTTAATATTGATTTTGATGACAAAGTTTTTCGGTTCCGTACAGACGGTTATAATACTTATACTTCTTCTCGTTTTTCCAAAGTATGGAAATACGGTATGCATCTTATTGGTGAGTTTAGCTTTGATTCTGCTGCCTATGTCGCTCGCTATATAGTTAAAAAGCAGACAGGTAAAGATGCTCCTTCTCACTATAAAGGCCTCATTCCTGAATTCATGGTTGCGTCTAATCGCCCTGGGATAGGTGCTAAATGGCTCGAAGATCATGGTGAAGAATGCTATGCCAATGATTATGTTGTTATCAACGGCAAAAAGATGCGTCCTCCTCGTTATTACGACAAAAAATTTGACGAAACGCATCCTCACTGGATGGAATATATTCGTAATAATCGTATTGAGAAGATGCTTCATAACTTGGAGAACAACACTTTTGAGCGTTTGGTTGACCGCTGTCGTGTTCAGGAAGGTAAGTACAAGCATTTTCTTGGCAGAAAGCTTGACAAGGTATTATGATTGTGTTATCATTAAGTCAGAAATGAGGTGATGCTTATTAGTGAATTTGAAGCTGTTAAAAAATTCTGTTGTAATCGTAATATTCCTTTTGACTACTCTTTTCGTGGCAGTAAATATGCCGCTTACCGTCTTAAGCCTGATGGTTGTAGGGTTATTCGTCTTGATAATGATTATTTCGTCATATCAGCTACGCTTTATCTTATGATTCGTAGGTATTTAGTTGCATTTAGAAAAGGAGATGGTTCCGTTGAGACTTTATTCCATTTATGATTCCAAGGCTGAACAGTTCAGTCCTCCGCAGGTTTATCACAATGATATGCTCGCTCTGCGAGCTTTTGAAGGTATAGTTAACGATGATAAAATGCTTATTAAAAAGTATCCTGAAGATTTTACTTTGTATTATGTTGGCAATCTCGGTGACAGCGACGGTCGCTATTACGTTGAGAATTGTGACGAGTCCTGTATTCCTATCATGGTTGGTCGCGCCATAGAATATGTGCAGACCGTTGACAATAACTCTACTAAATGATAATCTAATAAAGAGCGTATCAGAAAAAGGACGGTCTCGTAAGAGATCGTCCTTTTTTTTGTACGCTACGCCCGCCGCGTCTAGGCGCCTGCGAAAGGAGGTGAAATTATGAAATTTAAGACAGCTTACGATCCTGTAGAAGAACATGATCATTGCGGTATTGAGTTTACCATGCCCTCTCTTACAGTTCAGGACGAGAAAGATGAAACTGATATCAATTACATCGTAAATAAGTATGCAGACGGTCAGAAAGGTATCATGACTCTTGACCTCGGCGATAGTTCGCAATACGCTTATCTACAGTTCGGAGATGCAACGCTTCCCGGTGACTACAGCACAGCGCTTGAGCTTGTGTCTGGAGTTCGTGAAGAATTCTATAGTTTACCCGCTTACGTTCGAGCAAAATTCGGTCACGATCCTATGAATTTCATCGACCATTTGAATGATCCTGCAACGCTCGAATATCTCCAACAACAAGGTCTGTATGGTAGTAAATATACCTTCGATGAACCACAACAGTCCGTAAGTAGTAAACAAACACAAGAAGAAAGTAACACTTTAAAACAAAATAATGAAGAAACACAAAAATAGGCGGCACCTACGACAGTTACTTACTTGATGTAACTGTCGTAGGTGACGCAAAAATAATCTAAAACCTAATAATAATTTGCTTTAGGTTAATTGTTAGGTTTACACTTCGAAGAAGGTGAAATTTTGGCTCGAAAAAAAATAAGAGTTCGAGGACATCGCTTCAGCGATGCTCCTGCAATGTACATGAAAAGGACTAAGTTTGACCGTTCCCATGTTTATAAGACAACTTTTAATTCAGGCAAGCTTATACCTGTATTTATTGATGAGGTTTTGCCTGGCGATACTACTCGTATGTCTGTTAATTACTTCGCTCGTTTGGCTACTCCTATTAAGCCTATCATGGATAATATTTATCTGGACTGGTTTTTCTTTTTTGTACCAAACCGCCTTGTTTGGGAACATTGGCAGAACTTCTGCTTTGAGCAGGAAGACCCTGATGATAGCACTGATTATGTTATCCCTACCGTTTCTGCTACTGGTAACTCTGAAAATGCCTATATAGGCTCTCTTTGGGACTATTTCGGTTTGCCCGTGAATACGTCTGGTAATTTATCTGGTATTAGTGCTCTTCCGTTTCGTGGTGTTTACCTTATTTGGAATGAATGGTTTAGAGATGAAAACCTCCAAAAATCCGTCAAGATTCAGAAAGGCGATACTAACGAAGTTTTAAACTCTGCCCGATCTTCTGAACAGCCTTCTTGGGTTTTCACGTCAGGTACCAGTATTGTTCCCGGCTTAGCCTGCCCCCCTCGTGGTAAACGTCATGATTACTTTACTTCTGCTCTTCCGTGGACACAGAAAGGACCTGGTGTTTCTATAGGTCTTGCTGGTACCGCTTCTATAGTTGATCCTACGCCTGCGACTGGTTATATTCTCCACAGCAGTAGTGATCAGCTTGCCGCTGTTTCCGCTTACGGCGGCGATGCCTCTAGTTCTGGTGGCAGAAGGTCTGCTTCAGGTTCAGGATCTATAGCCTTTAATAGAGGTTCAGACTCTAACTGGAGTAATGTAGGTGGCTTTGCTGGCAACTCGTCTGATGATGTTAAGATGACGGCCCTGCATGCTTCTGGTTTTCTTGCTAAAGATTCTTATGTTGATCTGGACACTTCAAGCATCTTTACGATAAACAGTCTTCGTACTGCTTTTCAGATGCAGAAGTTCTATGAACGCCTTGCTCGTGGTGGTAGTCGGTATACAGAAGTTCTCCGCTCTTTCTTTGGCGTAGTTTCTCCTGACGCTCGTCTTCAGCGTCCGGAATTTCTCGGCTCCTTTACCAAAATGGTAAATGTCAATCCAATAGCTCAAACTTCTGCAACCGACGATACCTCTCCTCAAGGCAATCTCTCT